TTCTTCCTTGAAGAAAAGCACTGATAGGAAGCCTCCAATATATTGCACCATTCGTAAGTAAAGCATGAAATAAGATTGCACGCCCTGGAATGCTTGCAATAGCAAAGACCACACAATCTTCAACTTCGCCTTTATGTTCTCGTAAGTCATATAAATACTCCCTTCGTATTTTACAGTATATGGGTGGTATGTTTGCATTTAAATAAGACATAATCAACCATAAATATCTCCCCACGTTTCACCGCTTTCGTAATCTACTTTGTTGGGAATTGCCAAAGTAACGGCGCCTTCCATTATTTCTACAATCTTCTTTGCTTGATTGTCATCTATAACAGAAATATCTAATTCATCATGAATTTGTATATGTGGAATAATTCCTTCTCTATACAAATCTAACATTGCTTTCTTAGTCATATCAGCTGCTGAACCTTGAATCAATTTATTTAATGCTTTGTAAGTCATAGCTCTTCTAATTCTTCCACGTCCATAAGTTCTTTCAGCTTCTTCAAATGTCATGGGTGTATGCATACCAAATGTTGCTGGTTCCCATTTATTAAATCTACAACGACGACCAAGTAATGTTCCAATTGATCCTGATGTTTGTGCAAATTGAGATGTCTTATTCATTAATTCTTTTACGAATGGAACGTTATTATGATATTGATTAAACAATACTTCTGTTTCTTCTTTTGTATTTAATCCAAGTTCAGCTTGTAATTTTGCTTTACCCATTCCATAAAATAATCCAAGATTAATTGTCTTAGCTTGATCTCTTGATATACCCGCCATGATTGCAACTGTTTTATGAAAGTCAACAGAATCATTTTTAAATTCTTCTACTATTTTTGTAACTGATTCATCAAAACAAATTGGTTCAGTTGTTGCCGCATAATGTACAACAAGTCTTGGTTCTTGTTGTGAATAGTCAAAACATCCCCACTTATGATCTACTTCTGGTAAGAATAAGGATCTTATCATAGGCCCTAGTTCCTTGTTTCTCGCCGGGATCTGCTGGAGATTAGGATTAGCATAAGAGAATCTTCCTGTAACAGTTCCACCTTGATCTGATCTTATTGGATTGATGTCAGCATGTATTCTTCCTTTATGTGTAAACTTTAAAATTGTATCTATAAAAGTTGTATGAGCTTTATTTATTTCTCTTGCTTTTGCAATCATTTGAACTATAGGGTGTTTGTGTTCTTGTAAAAAATTTTTAGTGAAAGATGGTGCAGATGATTTTTCGGTTCTTTCATAATGTAAGCCAAGCTTATCAAAAACTGTTGCAATGGATCTTGCTGCCCAAATCTGGGGTTCTATCCCTGTTTCTTGTTTTATTTTTAATAATATTTCTTGCTCTTGTGATGTTAACTTTTGTTTCAGGAGTCTTGCTTTCTCTACATCAACTCGGACTCCTTTAAATTTCATATCAGTCAAACATGGAAATAACTGTGTTTCTATATCAAATATATTTTGTAAATTTTGTTTTTGCATTTCACGGGATAAAACTTTAAATAATTCTAATGTTAATTTTGCATCTTTTTCTGCGTAATTACCTACATACATAGCAGGAAGTTTATACATTTCAGATTTAGGATCTATTCCCCAAGATTGAGCTGCTTCTGTTAAGGCTTTTTCATCTTTAACTTCTCCAAGATATTCAAATGAAATACTATTTAATGTATATGATAATCTATTTTCATCAATTAATGATGACATCACCATTGTATCTACAATGTGTCCATTGATTTGAACTCCCGCCGCTCGAAGCCAGCACACGTCATACATTGCATTGTGAAATATTTTTACATTATCATTTGCACAAACTTGTTTAATCCAATTTAAAACTTTATCTTTATCTAAATTACCACCACCTTCATGAGCAATTGGATAGTATGCTGACCATCCTTCAACAGCTACAGCAATACCAACAATATTACCATTACCAATAATTGCACCAGATCCTCTTGACTTTAGATCTGGATCTTTAGTTTCTAAATCTATAGCAATATATTTGTATCCTTTTAAATCAGGATAATTTTCTGGACAAATCCATTCTTTCTGAGCTTCAAACATTTATGCTAATACCATTATTAAAAAAAAATAAATACATATTACTGTTATTAATCCTAAATCAAACACTGCAATCTTTCTTCCTCTCATTGATTATAGTCTCTTTCTATAATCATTTGTATGTAATGAATCGCTTTCTCTAAATCTTGCTTACCATCTTTGTCTTGATGTCTGCAAATATATTTAATTGCATTACCTTCAGCAAACAGTATCTTATTATCATTGATGAATCTAGAGGGCTGTATTTTATATTTTTTATAATGTGAACCTCCTACTTGTCTAAAAAACGCTTTGTTACTCATAGTATTGGATCTCCTGGTATATAGTTATAATAATCATCTATATCTGGTTGCATGATATAAAGATTTTCTTTTGCTCTTGTTACACCCACAAAAAACAATCTGTGTTCTGGATCAGGATTTCTTAATGCTGCGTCATGTATAATCTTTTCCATCCCTGTATATAAGACTACATTTTCGCACTCTTCACCTTTTACACCATGTATTGTGGATACTTTAATTCTTGCAGGTTTAAATAAATCATCACCACTATTTAATAATGATTTAATATATAATTTTGTATCTTCTTTAAAATTTAATTGCTCCCAGCTGCCTGTCACCTTGAGCCCATGATTTAGCATTAGGTCATCTAAATCAACAAGATCTACTGCATCTAATGACTTGCCACTAGAAAATCCATATTCAACATGGCCCATGTTCCAATTTAAAACTTTATAAACAGACCTTGCTTCTTCAGATCCTACCGTTGCCCCCTGATTTAATCTATGCCAAACTTGATAGGCTTCTAATAATTCATTAGATAAAACTGTATTTGATCTACTATCAAATCTTAAGTTTAACGATGTTAAATGAGCTTTAATTGGATTCAACATTTGATTTGTTCTTGCAATAATCATCCATTCGCCTTTACTAAAATTAATATTATCCAATGTTTGATCTTCAAAAATTTGTCCTTCCGCATCTCTAGGAAGCCAACTCTTAATCATTCTATTCTCTACATGCTGTAATATATCTAGTGCTTTTCTATGAATAACACGAGGACATCTTCTTGATTCAATTCTTGCATCCACTTCACCTTTTAAATTAATAAATATATTAGGATTAGCACCTTGAAACGTATAGATCGTTTGATCGTCATCCCCTGCAACGTATGATCTATCACATCTTGATTCAATGTAATTGAACATTTCCCATTGCAGAGGATTCAGATCCTGTGCTTCATCCAAAAAGACAACGCTGAGTGGAGGGCATTTATCTTTCTCAATGAACTGTTTAATCATATCGGAATACTCAATCATTCCGGTTTGTTTCTTATATGATTTTAAATCGGCATCAATCTGTTCTGTTAACCACGTGTCTACACTATAATGTTTATCTAATTCTATTGCAGCATCCATGATAGATAGTTTTTTACATCTTGCATATTCAATAATTTTCATGTGATCATTTTTATATGTTGTTGTTTCCGTATAAGGATCAAACTCTGAACTAAAAGATAAATCTTTACATATTTGTGAAAAGTTTTTAAACGCATTCCATTTTTCATCTTTAAGTAATTGTGTATTAGTGTCTATGTTTAATTGTTTTGTTCCTAAAGAATGCATAGTGCATATATATGGAAAATTTTTTACAGTTGGAAATGCAGATAGTATTCTTTTCTTTGCTTCATTTGTTGCAGCATTACTAAATGTTAAATAAGCAATCTTATCAGGAGATGTTTTATATTCTTCAATCTCTTTCTTTAGATAGTTATTAATTAAATGATATGTCTTTCCTGTTCCCGGAGGTCCTGGAACTATTATTCTTTTCATTTAAACGCTGGCTCCTTCATTGTATTCTCTGTAATAATTGGTTTATCAACATTTACTGTTTCAATTTTCCATATTCTCATTGACTTCTTATCTAATTTTAAAACTTCTTCTTTTGCTTTAAAAATATCTTCCAACATTTTTTGTGTTTTTGCTTTTGGTAAATCCCAAGACTTACTTCTTTTTAAAAAATTATTAAAACTTTGATATTTAAAATAACTATGACCATTTTCTGTAAATGGAATACCTCTTTTAACATCATCCATAACCTTACCTGTTGCTCTATTTAAAAAATCTCCAAGTAATTCTTTTAATTGATAATCAAGTCTGGCTGCTTGTGGAACTTCTAATATTTTAAATGTATCTTTATTAGACATAATTTTATGTAACAGTTTTTTCCAAATCATCTTACCTATTGGCATTAACACTTGATTTAATTGGTCCATTACTTCCATAGAAAATTTATCAAATTCATGAAGTGTAGCTCTGTCTACTTCAACTGGTTTACCATCAAGATAAACAATATAAATTGTTGGATGTGATGGATATTTTTCTATTCTTTCTATTTCCGGTGTTGGAACATTTTCCCCAACTCCAAATTTTCTTTTTACACAAAGCTTTGATTCACAAAAACTTCTAATAGGTTCTTGTTTACATTTATAACGATAATCTTTATTTAACAAAGATTTAATGACTGTATTTTCAAGGTTATTATCATCTATTGGTGGATTCATGTATTTTGAATTATAACTATGTAATTTAGTTTTCCATGAATCTGGAAATCTTTTTCTTAAATATACTCCTACATTAAACATGGTATCATTTCTTTTACCTTGTGGAACTTTGTCAGATAATAACGTAACTAAACAAGGAGGAGCTTCAAATAAATCTTCATTTTCTGTTGTTATAGGTTCTTTCCATTGTATTAAATCTTTTTCAGATAAAACTTTTTTATCATACAATTTAAAAAATTCTTCTAAAGTTAATAGTTCTGCATCATCTCCTAGTGCACGTCTTACAGATCCATCACCACCATGATATGGAACATTCAACCAACTACCCACCTGATTTTTATCTGCAAGTATATAATCTTGTTTTGGAAATAATTCTTTACCAGCATGACCTAACATTGCGGCCATTGTTTTTAATTTTTCTCTAACTAATGATGCTGGAACAAATTCTTTTACAAATAAAAATATATGTGCGCCCCCTGATTTTGATTTAAAAACTATTAAAGGTAAATTTTTATTTTTTATTTTTGTAATTAATTCTTTGTGATCTAAATCATAAACATCAACATCTAAACATCCCCACTTACATCTACTATCTTGTCTAATAGGTACAATTCCTAATGCTGGAAATTCACCATTTAAATGTTTTTGCCATAATATCTCTGTTACAGGCTTATGTACGGTTATTGACTCTGCTTCATTCTTTCCATCATCTCTAATCTCTCCAGTCATTTTTGTTTGACCATAAGAACTTTCAAGACCAGAAAATATATTCTTAAATCTTTCTAACATATCCACTCTCAATGTATTGGGGTGATATCTCTATCACCCCAGTTAACAGTTTTTACTTGTTTGCTAAGCTTTGATAGAATTGTTTTGCTCTTTCATACATAGCAGGATCATTTACAGGACCAACTTTTGTAATGTTGTATCCATACCATTGATTTCCTTTTCCAGAATTCAATACGGTATTAAGTTTGTAAATATGACTAAATGACGGTGGAGTGTATAAACCATTTTTACCCTCCAATGTAATTTGCATCATCATGGCATTCCATTTTCTACTTATTTTACCTTGAGACGAACTCATAGATATTAAAGCAGTTTCTGTAGTACCATTGCTATCTAATATGATCACAAAATGTTGACCAACCGTAAGGATGTAATTACCATTTGGTAATCTATCTTTACCCATTTGATCTTTTGTAGTCTTAGTCAATATATCCGAAGTATCTGGATAGATTTGTTCAGGTCTTCCTGATCCTGTTCCAAAATCTGACCATTCTTGAAACTCCAGTTTATAATGACATGGAATAACATCTATTCCTTTTGAACCATCATATACTTTTTTAGTTACAGTATTTAACAACATACCGGGTTCAGCACCTTCAATATAAGCTTGATTGCGCTTTTGTCCTTCTGCTGATCCATTCTGTAAAAGTTTTAAAATAGGTAAAGCTACACTTGTATTCTTTACATTCTCAAAACCTGCATGCGCATCACTTTCAAACAATATTGATGAAGGTAATGGCGCAGCTTTTTTTATTGCTACTTGTTTCTCGTCTCTCGTTTCCATTTTCTATTATCTCCTAGTTATTTTTGTTTGGTTACCTGCAAACGTTTTAAATAGATCAGAGGGCATATCCTGTCCAGATTCGATACGCTCT